CCGCCGCCAGTAGTACCTGAGCCTCCTAAAGGCCATACAAATTCTCCTTCTAGCCACATTTTAGTTTTATCCGCGTCAGAAAGACCAGCTAAAGGATCCCACAAATATCCACTTCCTGTGTCATATCCTCCGTATCCGCCAAAAGCAGATATTAATTGCTGATCCCTTCTATCTTTCCAACTTTGTCCGGGTGTCGTATACCATGAAAATCCTTGATCGTTTGTATGTCTTACTAAGTTATCTAAATAAGCCTGGTATTCTGGGTCTACTCCCCCGTAATCAGATGTTGTCCAATCATAAGGCTCTTCGGGTGGAGGATACGTAACATTTGAAGGCACGTCGGCAAATTCACTCGCCCATACTTCATCTACACTAGGAGAACCACTCCAAGGCTCGGGTTCTGGTTGATTTCCTCCTCGATCTCCGGACCATGCACCACCACCATCCGCAGTGCTGCCTCCAGTAACAGTTCCTCCACCTGATGGGTCATATCCCCACGTGTCGTAGTTGGGGATGTCGTGTGGTCCCTTGTGCGGTGTTCCGGGTTTGTGCTTCTTGAGAAGCTCACCCTCTTCATGTGTTATGTAAGCAAGATGCGTTTCCGGTGCGCCTGGACGCGTCTTCAAATGACGCGGGACGCTTAGTATTTCGCTCTCTGTGTGGTTGCCTGGGTACATTATTCTTCGTCCGAATATTTCTTTTTAAGTGTTCCATCCTCAATTAAATGGCGCAGCATTTTTTTATTATCAAAATTCATGGTATCTCTCATAGTAATAAAATATTCCCATGGCGTGCTTACACCTTGCCAATCATCTGATTCCCTATCTCCATATTCCTTATTTACAAATTCATATTCGGAATTAAAACTGTCTTCATCAAATGGGTTATAGTCATCTAGTTCGATTTCCTCAAAAGTTTCAGATGGTAAATCAATTAGTTCCCCAAATCCTCCAGGAAATGCACTTTTGTTCCTTAATCCTGGGTATAAGTGCGCATACTCCGGATACGCCTCAGGGTATCTTATATATTTTTCAATTCTGGAATCCGCCCTTGGATTTTGATTTATCATGTCCAGAAACGGAAAATCTTCTTGGCTTATTGCAGATGGTTCCCCAGTGTCGAACCTATCAAAATATCCCACTTTTTCTAATCTTTTTGCAATTTCAGGATCGTTAACAATATCAGGAAATCTTTCCAGAAGTGATAAATCAGCTGTAGTAGCCTCACCCTCAGGGACGAAATCACGTGACTTTGGATAATAATCAGCAATGTCATACAAGTCTCTCATTGCCGGAGGATCGTCACTTATCTCATCTATCTCATCATATTCACCCAAACCTTCCGGAACCCAGCTGAGATCACGATCCAAAGGAACTCTATTGCTTTTGGGTAAAAATCTTTTGGCCCAGCTAACATAAGGTATTACGTTTGCCGCCGCTTCCATCAAGGACCCTAGTCCGGAGGCAATGGGAAATTGATCCTTGTACCAGTCCGCTGCGAATCCGGCTTTTGGGAAAGGATTGTATTCGTCTGCGTAGACTGCGGCTTTGTTCTTTCCGCTAAGTAAAGACCCTACATCGCCAAGGAAACCTTGGGACTTGGAGGGGTCCTGAAACATTGTTCTTCCTCTTCGGTATCTGTTGGGATCGGATTGAACAACGGTGGGCAATCCACGAAGGTCCATCATTCGCGCTCCACGGTCATCACCCTTCATCTGGTTCATGAGCATTTGGTATGCGTTACGGGATTCATCCTGATCCGTAGTCCAAAAATCTCTGTTGCCTTGTTGGTTGACTAATGTGTCCTTTATGGACGCAAGATTTTCTCGATCCTTATACCACTCAGCAGGACGCGACATCGCCCACTGTGGGTTCTCCACAGTAGCACGGCGTTGGCGTACCTCATTGGCACGCCTAACCGCCTGATTATGTAAGTATCTTGACTTATTGTCCTGCATTATGCACCTGGAATAATTATGATTTTAAGGACTACAAGAATTATAATGACTAAAATTCCGGCTTTTATCCAGTCCTTCAATTTCCATTCATTCCATTCTTTTAGATGTCCCCAAAGATCTTTCAATAAATTCATATCTACCTCCTTGTTAACATTGTTTATCTTTCATCCCACCACTGACACGTCCGCCGTGGTGTTTCTTCTTCACTCCACCTTTCTTGAGCTTCTTCTTTACTTTTCCGCCTTTCTTCGCCAGAACCATTTTCTGGCCAGTGTTCCGGGCAAAATCTTGCGCCTGCTTAACACCAGCGGAAGTGTAAGGAAAGCTTTTATTTCCTACTTTTGGCATTTAGTTTTCCTCCTTTAGCCACCTGGACCTAAGTCCGATTCCTTTGGGACTTACAACGCCCCCTTTATTCTTAACTATCTTGCTTCCATGCTCTTTCGTCCATTTCTTGGCAATTGCGGGTTCTTTCGCCCATAGATACTTTCTTTGCTTTTCTGACTTGAATGGCATCAGTGTATCGTAGGTTTTTCTTCAGGCCTGAATTGGTCCAAGAATTCTTCAACGGCATGGAAACTCTCTGCAACCGCCTGGAACATTTTTGAGGTGTCGTGCGGACCCAAGGATTCCGCGTACATGTTGCGAGTAACCGCCATCAGTGCGGAGCACACAAGCATGTAGTCTTCCTGAGTCCTTATCTCGTTTCTAACGAGATCCTCAATTTTCTTCATGCTATCGCTTATTTTTATTAGTGCCTTGTCCATTCGCCTTATTCCTCGAAATTCTCTCATTTGACTGGTCCTTCATTGCTTCCCTGGCAGTGATGATGTTCTCCTTCATCATTGACATTGCTTCGGCGTTTTGCTGCTTGTCAGCGTCCGCCGCCACTTTCATGATGTCTATGCTTGCCTGCGTTTCAAGCTTGTCACGTTCGAGATCCATCTTCTCTGCATCCACGATCATGTCTTTCTGCATCTTAGCCTGAACTTCAGCTGCGCGCAAGTCAATTTCTTGCTGTTTCAATTTAATGAGTGGATCCTGAGGTTCCTTGCTCATGCGTGCTTCTTCATCCTGTGACAGTTGTGCGGTCAATTTAGCTTCAAGCTGCGCCTGTTTAGCCGCCATTTCATTCGTCAATTGCTCCATCTGCTGCTGCATCTGCTGTAATTGCTGTTGTGCCTGTGGGTTCTGTTGTGCCTGCTGTTCTGTCTGTTGCATCGCCTGCTGTAACTGTTGAACCTGCTGCTGGTATTCCTGTTGAATCTGCTGTCCTGCCATCAGAGCAACATGCTCCGATATGTGCGACTGAAGCATTGTGTAAAGCTGCGGGTTTATCTGCACCATGCGCGTAAACATGAATTCAGAGTGTGTCTGTATGTGCGCTGAATGGTCCTGGAACGGAAACGCCTTTGGCGCCTTTCCTTTCATCGCCATTGAATTCTCCGATGCCGGCCCCATTGGTTCCGGCTGCTCCGGATCCGGTTTAAGGATCGCGTCAACATTGTCAACCCCCATCGCCTGATACATTCTTCTGTACGCTTCGCGTATATTGTGAAGCTGCGGTGCCATTGTCGCCAGCTGCAACTGTTGCTGCGCCAGCGTTATTCGCTGCGCCATTGAAAAAATGTTCGGATCGGAAATCGGCAGAATGTCCACGCGGTCATCAAAGTCCGACTGCTTGATCATTCGATTCCCACCTACAACCTGATAAGGATATTCCGGCGGAAGATACAATTGAAAAACTTTTGCGAGAAGAGAAAATTCCTCCTTCTGCGCGTAGTGACAGCGCTTGTGAATTGCGCTCATAACTTTAGTTCCTCGCTCTAGAAGAGCTAGTGTTGTTCCAACTGGATTCTGCTCGTTGCCTTCGCCGAGCTTCATGTCGGCGATCGCCGCGAATGATTTTCCCGCGTCAACCGCGAATCCCAGTAAAGCAAAGAGAACCTGTGACGGTTCCTTGTAAGGAAGTGGCTGCAAAGATTCCTTTATGGAAGTTCCCGTTACGTCCACATCCCTCCATTCCCCCGGCTGCAATGGCTCGTCATGGTCGCGTATACGCATGCCGCGTGCCTTGAAACCTGCCGGTAGGTTAGCGAGTGTGCCAGCATCAATTAACTGCCGCAAAACACTTGTTGCTGTTCGCGATAACCCACCCAGCATGTGTATAAGACCAAAGCCGTAAAAGCCCAGTCCTGGGAGGAACTTAAAGTGTACGAAATAGGAAGTCTTGTGAACGTCCTGGTCCTGCTCATTCCAGTTTCTTCGTATGGATAAAATAATTCGTGAAAACCTGTCAATGGTAATGATGTAGGGCATCTTGATGCCGTTCTCGTTTTCGAATCCCGGCACGTCAGCGTTGACATGCATCTCCAGAATTTCATGTTCGTCATCATCGGAGGAGTATTCCTTCTGCACCCCCTCCAGTGTATTTACCTTTTCGGTAACCTCCGACGGATCGACGGTTCCTGTTGGAACCTCGACGTCGCGATAAAATTGGCTCACCTGCATCTTGCGCAGCTCGTTGTCTGTCATTTTTATTATGTGTGTAACACGTTCTGCGGATTCCAGGT